CGCAATAATAATAACGCTTTCGTTGATGCCGAAGCCGTCCATCTCAACCAACAGCTGGTTCAATGTCTGCTCGCGTTCATCGTGTCCGCCGCCAAGACCTGCGCCTCTGCGTCTGCCGACAGCATCGATTTCGTCGATAAATACAATACTGGGGGCGTTTTTCTTCGCCTGTTCAAACAAATCCCTTACACGGGATGCACCGACACCGACAAACATTTCCACGAAGTCGGAACCGGAAATGCTGAAAAAGGGTACGCCTGCCTCGCCGGCAACTGCCTTTGCCAGCAATGTTTTACCGGTACCCGGAGGGCCCACCAGCAGCACACCCTTCGGGATGCGCGCACCTAACTCCGTAAATTTCTTGGGTGCCTTCAGAAATTCTACCAATTCCTCCAGCTCACCCTTTTCCTCGTCACAGCCTGCTACGTTGTCAAAGGTAACATTGCTTTCCCCGTCAACGCTCATTTTTGCCTTGCTCTTGCCGAAGTTGTTCATCTTTCCGCCGCCGCCCTGCATACGGTTGAACAGCAGAATAAAGATAATAATCATCACAATCATCATGATGAGAGAGGGTACCACCTGAGAAAGCATGCTTTCTCTCTGCAAATCCCCAACGTCAATCTTTACGCCATTTGTCAGGGCTTTTTCATCCAGCACCTGCTGCAATACGGATATACTCGGCACATCCACACGAATGACACTGCCGTCCTTCAGCGTTGCCTCCGCCGTACCGTAGTCTCCGACCTCTGTTCTTCTGGAAACCTCCACAGAAGCCACGTTATTTTCGTCCAGTTCCTTCAACAGGTCACTGTAGACATATTCCTCCTGCGCCGCATCATTGCGCTGCGGAAGAATCTGTGGGCCTGTATACGCCAGTGCCGCTAAAATAACCACAAAAATCAGCACATAAATTCCGATTGGTTTAAGATATTTGTTCAAGAGCGTTCCTCCTTATTCTCGTTTCTTTCTCCATCTCCGTTTTTCTGTTCCAAATACAGAGACCATATCAAGATATAATTCTAGCATACTTTCCGGAGAAACGCAACGCAGGATTTCAACGGACAGGCTGAATGAAAGAAGTAACATTAAAAGCAGAGAAAGCCGAAACGGTTTTCCTGCTTTATTTTTTTATTCAGAGCGGCGAAAGGAGGCTTGAAAATGGACGGATATTCGTATTTGACGTTCGATCAGCGCCGCGAAATCGAAGCGCTATACAGCGACGGCAACAGAGTGGTTGACATTGCCGCGAAGATCGGAAGAAGCGTTGCCGCTATTTACGAAGAGCTTAAACGCGGGTACACGGGAGAGCTTGACGAAAACAAGCGTCCTGTATATAGCGCCGATCTTGCACAGACGACGGCACAAGAAAACATTAGGCGCAGGGGCAACAGACGCGCCGCAAATCAGTAATGGAAGGACGGCTATTCAATATGAGCAAAACAAACTTTGAAGCAATCACGGAGGGCGTGCAAGGGCTGGGGCGGTTCTTGCGTTCTCTTCCGATCATCGAAGCGCCGTGGGACACGGAATTTCAAAAGCGATATTGTAGCGGGTGCGCGGCGGAGAATTGCGACGCTTGCCCGAATGAGCGCTTCCGGAACAATCCGGAATGGTGGCTATCCCTTGAAGCGGATAGCGGGGTGGCGTCGTGAAGAGGAAACAAAGACGGATCGCGGCGGCGCTTTCAATAGTGATTGTCGCGATCCCGCTTGCCGCCTTTATGCCGTGGAGCGGGACAGCGGAAGCGGAACGATATTCGGGAGAGCCTACGCCGATTATATCCCCTTCCCCGCTTTTGACGCTTGCGCCGGAGCCGGAAGAACAGGAATACATACCGGACGCGGCGGAGGTTGAAGCACTTGCGAAAATGCTTTACGGAGAAGCGCGCGGGATCGCTTCGGATATGGAAAAAGCCGCGTGCGTTTGGTGTGTACTGAACCGCGTTGACGATCCCCGTTTTCCGGATACCGTGCTGGAGGTATTGGAAGCGCCGTATCAGTTCGCCGGATATTCAGCGGATTATCCCGTTCTTCCGGAGCTTGCAACGCTGGCGGCTGACGTTCTGATCCGCTATCACGCGGAGCGGGACGGAAGAACAAACGTCGGGCGCGTCCTTCCGGTTGAATATCTGTATTTCACAGGCGACGGGCGGAACAATCATTTCACGATCGGCTGGAAAGATGCTGAAACGTGGGATTGGTGCTTGCAAAATCCCTATAACGATTAGAGAGGGGCGCGGATATGGGCGAAATGATATGCGTTTGTAGAGAAATCGACAAGAATACGGGAGAAATTGCCGTTTATCCGATCAAAGCGGAAGTAACGGATCGCCTTCTTTTCTGTCTTGGGCTTCGGCAAAGGGCAAATCCGGAATTGAAGTATTTCGTAACGCTTGCAGAAAACTACGACGCAAACGAAGAAACGATATTGAAGCAGTTGCGCCGGAAGCAGATTACGGATCGGCTTCTTGCGGTTTTGAATTTAGTTCAGCTTTGAAGAAAGGGGCGACGAACAATGGCAAAAGAAAAGAAGCAGGACAGCGGCTGGCAGTTTCCGAAGGCGCTTGAAATTGTGAAGTGCAAAGAGGGCAACAAAGAATTTATGAAGGAACGCCCAGCGCGGCGACCGTTCGGGAACACGGTTCTTATTTGCGAGTATCCGCTGGACGGCGACGCAATGCAGGAACCTAACGCGCGAATGATTACGTGGAGGCTTGCAAAACGGGCGGCGCGGGATTTCTTGCGCGTATCCTTTATGACTTCGGCGATCGTAACGGCGGCGAAGGCGGACAAGCCCTTCACCGTCGTTCGGGTTTACGGCAGATATTAAGCAGAAAGGGGCTATTCAATATGCTTTCAAAGAAAATAACGTGCGGCGTTTGCGGATACCGTATAACGCCAAAGAAGGAAGAAATCTACGTTGCAGAGGAACCGCGCGCGTTTGTGGACGCGCTGACAAAACCACCTACACGGTTTAACGCTATGGATTGCCCGCGTTGCGGTTGTCAGATTATGCTGGCGGTTCGCGTTGACCGTGTAAACGTTCCGGAGCGGAACGACGCAGACGAAAGCGAGGTGGCAAAAGATGAAGATTAAAAATATCGCGGCGATCTGCAAGAAGAACAAATACGCCGTTATTTATGAGCGGTACGGCGAAAGTGGCGGCGTTATTCAGTACGTAGGCGACGGCGCGGCGGCTTATCCGGTAACAGGGCTTCCGAAGCTGGATAAAGAAAGCCTTTTAACGATCTTCGACGTTCCAGAAAAACAGCGGGAAGATTGGTTTGTTCAAGTAGCGGGCATTCCTTCGGAAATCAGCTTCGAGGACACGGACGCAAACGAAAAGCCCGTCGAGCGGGAAGCAATTTCGATCGCCTATTCCGGAAAGACTTTGAAGCCGTTGCAGACGCGGCGCGGGCTTGTGTTCATCGAAAACCGCTATCTTTCGCCCGTATCCGATATTTTAGACGTGCTGGAGCTTTACGAGTGGATCACGCCGCGCGGAACGCCCTACATCGTAGCGAAAGCGGGCTTCCTGCTTCAAGCAGTGATTATGCCATATGACGTAATTAGCCAGCAGTTCGTCGATAACTTGAAGAGGCTTACGGAACAATGTGTTCTTTCCCTTGACCTTCGGGAGCGGGAGAAAGCGCTGGCACACGCCGCAGAGCCGGAACAATATTCCTTGAATGTCGATCCCGCTACGGGTGAGATTGTCGAGGGTGAAAACGAGGTGGCGGACAATGAATAAAATGACGATCCGCGTTATCTTGAAGAGCGGTTCGGAATTCGCTATCAAGTGCGACAAGTTCACGATCAAGCAAAACGGCTTCGGACAGGCGACCGGATACAACATTGAAGGGATCACGGAAAACAAGCCCGTCTATCTGGACTTTGAACAGGTTGCGGCGATTGTCCGCCTCTATTCCGATGAAAAGGAGGTTGGCGGCGGTGAATAGTGCGCTTCTATCTTCAAAGAAAATGGACTGGTGTACGCCGCAAGACTTCTTCGACCGTCTGAACGAGGAATTCGGCTTCGTGCTTGACGCGGCGGCGACCGACAAAACAGCAAAATGCCCGCTTTACTATACGCCGGAAACGGACGGGCTTTCGCAAAGCTGGGATCGCGGCGGCGCGGTTTTCTGCAATCCGCCTTATGGACGCGAGATCGGAAAGTGGGTAAAGAAGGCATACGAAGAAGCGATCGGGGGGGGGTACGCTATTGTGCTACTTATTCCGGCGCGGACGGATACGACCTATTTTCACGATTACATATACGGGAAAGCGGAAATCCGGTTCGTTCGCGGGCGGCTTCGCTTCACAGACGACGAAGGGAACGCGAGCGATCCCGCGCCCTTCCCTTCTATGGTAGTTATCTATAACGGGGAGCGGGTGAAGCAATGAACGAAGGCTTATTTTTCAGACGCGCAGATGGCGCAGAAATTCCCGTGAAAGAGGTTGAAGGGCTGAAAGGCAACGGGCTTTTAATCCTTATGACAGAAACGTTCCTTCGTGAAGAGGATATGCAGAAAATGCAACAGAGCATTGAAAGGCGTATCGGGGACGGGACGCGGGTTCTTGTGCTTGATGCACGGATCAAAAAGGTTATGCGGCTGGAGGTGTGAACGTGGAATATATATGCACACTTCCGGAAAAGGCAAAGAAAAAAGATTGTAGCGGGTGCGAGCATTGTGGCTGGGAAGCGGCAGAGGCGGAACGCCGCCGCGCCTACCTTTGCGAACACGGCTTGACGCTATGTGCGGACGGCTTGCGCCGTCTGATTATTTCAAAGAACGGAGGTACAGAAGAATTGAAGTACAAAGTATGCGACCATTGCGGCGCACACCTTGACAACGGGGAAACGTGCGATTGTCAAAAGGACGCGGGCGAAAGCAACAGCGACGAAGAAAGGAGCGCGAACAATGACAGGGATTAACGAGGTTGCAAAGCAAATTCACGAAAACGCCGTCGATCACGGCTGGTGGGACGAAGAACGGAGCTTCCCCGAAATTATCGCACTTTGTCATTCGGAGCTATCCGAAGCACTGGAGGAATACCGGAGCGGGCGACCGTTTGAGTGGTACGCTTGCGAAGAATGCGAAAGCGGCAGACCGTGCGATCCGGAAGATCAGTACGATTGCGCGAATTATTCCTTCAAGGAAAAATGCGAACACCGTTCCAAAAAGCCGGAAGGGATCGCGGTTGAAATGGCGGATTGTATCATTCGTATTTTGGACTGGTGCGGAAAAGAAGGTATCGACATTGACCGGATTATCAGCACAAAGCACGAATACAACAAAAGCCGCCCGTACAGGCACGGCGGCAAGAAGTGTTAAACACCCGCGAGCGGGTGCGGACATACCTATTTATATAAGAAAGGGGCTTTTTAATATGACAGAGAACAAACACGGCTTCGCGCCGAAACAGGAAATTAAGATCGGTGGGATCGCCTTCACGATTATTCAGACCGCCGAAAGCTGGGTGAAGTGTATTGCTTCGGAGTGTATCGGGGAACGAGCATTCGACGCGCAGAACCGAAACGATTTTGCCGCGTCCGATATTCGCGAGTTCTTGAACGGCGAATTTCTGAAAAGGCTGATTGCAGAGGGCGCACCGGAAGAAATGTTCGAGCATTTCAACGTTGACTTGACCGCCGACGACGGTTTGAGGGACTACGGCGGAGACCGCGTCCGTGTCGGGCTTATCACGTGCGACGAATACAGGCTTCTTCGCGGCAACATTCCGGCGCTTCCGGATACTTGGTGGTGGACAGCTACGCCGGACAGCCCGAAAAATCCTTACGTCCGCAGCGTCCATTCCGACGGCACGCTGAACTACAACAACGCTTACAACGGGAGCAGGGGCGTTCGCCCGCTTTGCGTTCTGAAATCTGAAATCTTGAAATCTTACCTTGACGGGGATATGAAGAAGCGCGCCGAAGCGGTGGATATGATGAAGCATATTGCGGCGGCGTGGAACATTCAGCCGGAAGAGGTTTTCGAGGAAGGAAGGTAATTCACAATGACAATGTTTGAATTTATGCAAAACGCCTTCTTCCTGCTTTGCGGGATCGCCTGTATTGCGGTGGCGGTGCTGATCGTATATTGCGTAATCGTGGCAATTATCCGCACTTGCAGGATCGACAGGAAGAGAGGTAACGGAAATGGACGAAATCAAGATCGACGCGGCAACGCTTGAAGAAGCTGGCGCGGCAATCGGGTTTATGTTCGCCGCATTGCTTCGAGGCTTCAAAGACGGTATGGACGCTTACGACGTGATGGAGGCGGCAAACGATATTAAAGAGGTACACGAAACCGAAGAGCCGTTGAAGCGTGATCCGGTAAAAACTGAAATTGGGGATTGCCGGAAGTGCTGGTGCGATCAATGCGAACGGCTGGAGGAATGCGAGAAAATCCGCGAAGGATACACGCCGGACGGGATACGCCCTTTCCCGTGCGTCGGTTGTGCGGATGGAATGCGCTTCAAACCTTGTGAAGAAACGAAATGCGAAGATTTCGTGCAAGGCGAAGGGCTTAACAACGGATAGACAAAAAAAGAACCGTCCTGTATGGGCGTACAGGACGGTTCTTCCCCGTTGAGGGGCGCGCCGTTTAAGGCTATTCAATACATTTGTTATTATAGCACGAAGGCGGCTTCTTGTCAAAGGAAGGCGGCTTGACGTATGCAGAGAGTAAAAAGAAGGATATTTTCGGGCGCTGTATGCGAACAGGAAGTTTTCAACATATCGGACAGGCTTACCGATATAAAGAAGGCTGAACCGCGCCCGCGATTTAAGACAGAGGAAGAACGGGAACAACACCGGATCGGAATATCAAGAAGAAAACACGCGCGGCTGGTAAATGAAAACTTTTCCCCGCGTTCATTATATAGCACGCTGACGCTGGACGACGAAAACGAAGTACATACCTTCAAGGAAGCGAAGCGGATACGCGATCTATTCGTGCGGCGGCTGAAATACGCCTTCCCAGATGCCGTGATCTTTATTTATTTAGGACGCGGCAAGAACACGAACAGAATTCACGTGCATATGCTTTCGGATGGCGTACCGGAAGAAGCGATCAAGAAACAATGGATTTACGGAAGCATCGTCCGGATCGACCATCTACGCGAACACAATTATTACGACGGCGTAGATCACGGACAGGATTACACGGGGCTTGCGAATTACCTTTTCGACCATTGGACACCGGAGCAGGGCGGACACCGTTGGAAGCAGACGCGCAACGCGCGGAAGCCGGAACGGGAAACGCCGACCGTTGCAAAAAGGGTTTACACAGAGAGCAAGCCGCCGCGCCCGCCGAAGGGCTATATATTAGTAGAAACGAAAAGCACAAAGTATGGATACCTTTATTTTAAGTATGTGTTAGAGCCGCCGAAGCGGAAACGCAAACGAGCGGCAAAGGACGGCAAAAGCTGATTTCGGATCAGCATTTATAAAGCCTTGTAAATGTGTAACGTTTGGCGACGAAGCATAGCTTCAATCACAGAAGAAGCCTTCGAGATAGATTTTCATTTATTCCCCGTCGCCTGTTTATCGAAGATCACGAGAGGATAAGCCCGTCAAGGTTGCGAAGCACGGCAAAGCCGCTTGACCTTTACGGGGTGATCCGTGAGTGATAGAAAACAGGACAGCGGCGGGGAAAGAAAATCTATCAAGGCGGCTTCAACTTTTCCACAATGAAGGCTGGGGAAAAGTACATAACAGATCGGGGCGGGCTTTATTCCTTTGAGCCTGTTCCCCTCCCAGCGGGAGGGGCGGAGGGGTGGGAGAAAGAGAACGGAAGGAGGCGATCAACGTTGCTTGAATTGAATAGGCTTTATAATCTGGATTGTATGCAGGGAATGAAGGAGTTTCCGGACGGCTTCTTTGATCTTGCGATCGTTGATCCACCTTACGGGATTGGGATTGACGGACAGCGGAAGCGCGTTTGCAGAAATCCGAAGCACAACAGGAAAGAGCATTCGCGGGAAGGCTGGGACAATGAACCGCCGTCAGAAGAATATTTCAGAGAGCTTGAACGGGTATCCCGAAATCAAATCATTTGGGGCGGGAATTACTTTGTTCCGGTGCTGAAACAGGCGCACAAAGGCTGGCTTGTATGGGATAAGGGGCAACGCGGGCTTTCGATGTCTGATTGTGAGCTTGCATACACCAGCTTTGACACGCCGACGCGGATTTTTACCTTGAACCGCGTTGAATTGCAAATTGAAGGGACGATACACCCTACGCAGAAGCCCGTGAAGCTGTATGAATGGGTTTTGTCTCTATTTGCCCGAAAGGGTATGAAGATTTTAGATACGCACGCCGGAAGCGCAAGTTCCCTTATCGCTTGCCACAGGATCGGCGGGCTTGATTACGTTGGCTTTGAAATAAACGCAAAGTATTTCGAGGCGGCGAACAGGCGGCTTGAAACAGAGAAAGCACAAATCCGCCTGTTTGATCTGCTGGAGGAACAGGAAAAGGCGGCACAAACAAAGCTGTTTTGACGAAGGGAGGAAACACGATGCAGAAAAAGACAGTTTACCTTGCGGGAAAGATTACGGGCGATCCGTTCTACCGTTCAAAATTCTATGAAGCGCAGAAGAAGCTGGAGAAAGGCGGCTTTATCGTCGTCAATCCGGCGCTATTGCCTTCGGAGGGCTTCGCGTGGGAAGCCTATATGCGAATAACGGGCGCAATGCTGAATGAATGCGCCGAAGTATGCTTCCTTCCGGATTGGAAAGAGAGCAAAGGCGCGAAATATGAGTTTGGCGAAGCGATCGCGCAAAACAAGCCGTTTTTCTTTTTCAAGGATTGGGAACGGGAGGGATCGCAAAATGCAGAAAAATAACTCACCTTCCTTCCCTATCCCTACGGAGGCGGAAGAACAAATTGCCCTTTTTGAGTGGGCAAGACTTCAAACGGGGCGATTTCCGGAATTGGCGCTTTTGTACCACGTTCCGAACGGCGGGAGTCGGAACAAAATCGAAGCGGCACGCCTTCGGGCGCAGGGCGTGAAATCCGGCGTTCCCGATCTTTGCCTTCCGGTTGCACGCGGGGCAAATCACGGGCTATACATTGAGCTTAAACGACAGCGCGGCGGAAGGATTAGCGAAGAACAGGTGCGCTGGATCAACGGGCTTTTGAAACAGGGATACGCGGCGGCAATCTGCAAGGGATGGCAGGAAGCCGCAAGCGTGATTACCGACTATCTACGGCAGAAAACGGAGGGCTGAAAATGGCGAAGAAAAAAGCGGGAATTTCCGACGAGGTACGAGAAGCGATCAACGAAGCCGCCCGCGCGGGCGCTTATGAAGCGTACAAAAACACGGCGGGCGCGTATGTGAATTACTTCAAGGCTATGGAAACACTTTTGTATAACTACAAGAAGCTGGCGGCACTTGTCGCCGATGAAGAAGGCTATTGCGAAGTAGAATATCACGCAGGACGAAAGACCTTCGCGGCGGGCAGTAAAAGCACAGGATATTACGAGCAGAAAACCGAAGCGGATATTATCGCAGAAATGCAGGAAGAAAAAAGGCGGCAGTATCGGGAAACAAAGTACGGCTTCGAGCGGCTGGAGAGGGCTGTAAACCTTTACCGCGACCGCAAGGAATTCACCGTGGTTCGTATGTACTACTTCGGCGAGGACTACGAAGGCAAGCCGCGCGAGAATGGAAAACCATACACGTGGGAGGAATTAGCCTTCGAGCTTGAAGAAGCGGGCGTTCTGAAAGGTGTAAAGACCGCGTGCAGATGGCGGAACAAGATTGTAAACGATATGGCAGTATGCGTATTCGGGATCGCGGCGGCGGTAAGTGCGGCAACGTATAGGCGCAGGGCGGGCGAATAAGTGACAATATCGCGACAATATCGAGGGGTGGAACGGGGTATATTTATATGCTATACTGTTTACGATGAATTTTTACGCAAAACGCAAGCGCACGAATAGCGCCTTTTCGGAGCAATCCGGAAGGGCGCTTTTATTATGCGCGGGAAAGGAAGGTGCGAGTATGAAGCCGTGGGCAGAGCAGTTCTATAACAGTGAGGCGTGGCGATCTTGCCGTGATGCCTTCTTGCAATCGAAGGGCTACTTGTGCGAACGCTGTTCTACGCCGCACAATCCCGTTGCCGCGAAGATTGCACATCACAAAACATACTTGACGAAGCAGAACGTAAACGATCCGTACATTGCGCTTTCGTGGGATAATCTCGAAGCGCTATGTCAAGATTGCCATAACAAAGAACATCACAAATCAAAGCGAAAAAAGCGATATTTGTTTGACGAAAACGGAAACGTGATACTCCCCCCTATTCGCCGAGAATTTAGGGAGGGTGGAACACCGAGGGCGGGAGGTTAAAAAAACTCCGCAGGCGCGCGCATAACGGGTGTACGTGAAAAAGGGGTGTAGGTATCCGCCGAAAAGGGGTGATATTTATGGCGACAAAAAAGGAATTAACGAAAGATCAAAAAATCAAGAAAGAGATTTCCCGATTGAAGCGGGTTTTCCGCGACTTGGATAAAAACAAGTTGCAGACAGTCGAAAGCCTTATCCGCAACGCCGCATTTATGGCGGTATCCCTTGAAGAGCTACAAGAAATTATCAACGAAGAGGGATACACCGTCGAATACCAAAACGGCGCAAATCAGAGCGGGACAAAGCAGAGTGACGCAGTAAAAACGCATATTGCTATGACGAAAAACCACGCCGCCATAATCAAACAGCTTTGCGAGCTTGTACCGCCCGAAAAGAAAAAAGAAAGCCGTCTGCAAGCCTTGCGGGACGAATAGAAATGCCGTTTTCAAATTACATTTACGAGTATTTCGACGGCATAACGACGGGAAAAATTGTCGTCGGAAAATGGGTGCGTCTGATTTATGAATACATCGTTAGCGGGCTTCAAAACGGGCTTTTTCTTTTCAATGCGAAGAAGGCAAACAAGGCGATTAGGTTTATTGAAAACTTCTGTCACCATTGCGAAGGGCGAACCGACCTTCTGAAATTGGAGCTATGGCAGAAAGCGGCGGTATCGCTGATCTTCGGGATTGTTGATGAGGATAACGTGCGGATATTCCGCGAAGTGTTTATTGTGATCGGGCGGAAAAACGGAAAAACGCTTTTCGCGTCCGCCGTGATCGCTTATATGGCATATCTTGATGGCGAATACGGCGCGAAGATTTATTGTCTTGCGCCGAAGCTGGAACAAGCGAACATCGTTTACGATAATTTCCACCAGATGATTAAAAAAGAACCGGAGCTTTCAGAGCTTGCGAAGAAGCGCCGTTCTGATATTTATATTGAGGAAAGCAACACGTCAATAAAGCCGCTGGCATTCAATGCGAAGAAATCGGACGGCTTCAATCCGCATTTGGTAGTGAATGACGAAGTAGCGTCGTGGCGTGGCGACGGCGGCTTGAAGCAATACGAAGTAATGAAATCCGCGCTTGGCGCACGCCGCCAGCCGCTGATCCTGTCTATCAGCACGGCGGGATATGAAAACGACGGTATCTTCGACGAAT